GATATCAAGGTTGATAACCTAATTTGGGCTTGGGAAAAATTAGTACCAGTAAATGAGATAGGGGAATTATATTAATGATAATAGTTGATTATAGTGGTATTTGTTTAGCAAGTATCATCGTTAATAAGGAATTGAATGAGGGTATGGTTAGGCACATGACCCTCAATACATTAAGAATGTATAATCAAAAATTCAAAAAAGATTATGGTGAGATGATTCTTGCCTGCGATGGCATGAATAACTGGAGGAGAGGTCACTATCCTGAGTATAAAGCAAATCGTAAGAAAAATCGAGACAAGTCTGACTTTGATTGGAATGAAGCATTCCGCATCATGCATCTAATAAAAGATGAGATACGAGAAAATTTTCCATATAAAGTAATACATCTAGAAGGGTGTGAGGCAGACGATATAATAGGAACACTAGTAGAACGAACCCAAGAGTTTGGTAATTTAGAAGATGTTATGATCGTTTCCTCTGACGGTGACTTTAAACAATTACAAAAATATGATAATGTAAAACAGTTCTCTCCTCTCAAAAAGGCACAGGTCGTAGATGATAATCCAAGACTTAACCTTTTAATAAAAATATTAAAAGGAGACTCTGGTGATGGTGTCCCTAATGTTCTATCTGATGATAAAACTTTTACAGAAGGTCGACGTCAAACACCTTTATCAAAGAAAAAAATGGATGCTATTATACAAGATATAGGTGAAGGCGAATTATTATATGCAGCATCGTGGTATCGTAATTATTGTAGAAATAAAGTTTTGATTGATTTAACAGAAACACCAATCAATTTAAAGAAAGAGATTATAAATAACTTTGAGGAACAAGATCCTTGGAAAAATAAAAGTAAAGTTTTCCCATATCTTGTTTCCAAAAAAATGAACCAATTGATTGAAAGTGTTCAGGAGTTTATTTAATGAAACAATATGTCTATGAAGTTTTGCAAGAAGCAGTAAAGAAAACTAGCGAAACAGATAAAGTTAAAGTGTTACGAGATAATGAGTCATGGGCACTCAAAGATATCTTACGAGGAACTCTCGATAGCACAGTTGAGTGGATACTCCCCAAAGGAGAACCACCATACACGAAGTCAGATGGGCATAACCATGCCACAAATCTTTTCAGAGTAAATACACAGTTTAAATATTTCACGAAGAATGGACCAGGATCTAAAATGCCTGCAGTCAAACGTGAAAAAATTTTCATCGGTTTGATAGAGGGAGTACATCCAGAGGATGCCCAACTTGTTATAAACATGGTGAATAAGACTCCGATAGAAGGTATTTCGAAAAACGTAGTAAAGGAGGCATTTCCTGGATTACTAAAAGATTGATCCTGTAGTCTTATTTAAATTTTAACACTAAACGGAGAAACGCAATTATGGTATTAGTCCAGTTAGAGAGATTGTTAAAGACTTTTATAACGAAGGGCAAACCAGAGAAACTCAAATCATATATCATCGTACCCCCAGGAGGTAGATAAATCTTGTACGATACTAATGCAGTTCTTACAATAATAAAGGTCAGGGAGTTAGTCTCCCTGATTTTTAATTTAAAACAAAAAATAATAGTTTACAAAATATCGTTTATATGTTATAATATTTAAGTGTTAAAAAAACAGAGAAATAAATCATGAATATATTTGTCTTATCAACAGATCCAGTAAAAGCAGCACAACAGCAATGCGATAAACATGTTCCTAAAATGGTAGTAGAGTCTGCTCAAATGTTATCTACTGCTCATCGCATTCTTGATGGAGTGCTTACTCGAAGAAAATCAGTATCGGGTAAAACCATGTCAAAATATTGGGAACTATACAGTAATCCATTAGAAGATGTTTTATATAGAACAGTTCATACTGGTCATCCTTGCACTGTGTGGACCATGGAATCTTCAGAAAATTATATGTGGCATTATAGACATTTCGCAGCACTTTGTGATGAGTATACATACAGATATAGTAAACTTCATAAAACAGATTTAGAATTAAGAGGCAATCTATCAAATCTACCAAAAAATATTCCTATAGGTAAAATGACAAAATTTCAACTTGCTATGAAATCAAATCCTGAATGTATGTTTGATGATCCTGTTGAATCATATCGTGCATTTTATCAAACTAAACAACATCGTTTTGATATGAAGTGGTCAAAGCGTTCAGTTCCAGAGTGGTTCAAATATGCCGATTTATACGCTGCACAATAAAAAAACTGGTGAAACTTCACAAGTATCGTGTCCTTATGACGAAATGAAAAAAAGACTTAATGATGATATTGAACTAGTCCCAGTGTTTCCTAAAATAGTTACAGGTACAGGATCTCTCCTTTCCAAAACAGATGATGGTTGGAAAGATAATTTAAAAAGAATTAAGGAAGGTTCGGGCAAAGGTAGCACAATCAAAATATGAAAGAGTTTATACATGAAAAGATTGATATTGGATATGATGACTTGGTTGCAGATACACTACCATCAGGTCGCACTTATGTTACTCCTGATGGTAGTCGTTATCCTAGCATTACAACAGTTCTAAACATACTGAGTGAAGAATATATCTCCGCATGGCGTATGCGTGTGGGTGAAGAAGAAGCAAATAAAATAAGTCATCGTGCTTCAACACGTGGTACATTAGTTCACTCGATACTGGAGAAGTATTTACTCAATGAAGATACTACAAAATTTTTACCACATATCAAACAAAGTCTCGAAAATATTCGTCCAATACTTGATGAAAGCATTACTAAAATATATGGTCTTGAGGTTCCTCTTTATAGTCGTTATCTTGGGGTGGCTGGTCGGTGTGATTGCGTCGGTGTATTCGATGGTGTTCCCGCTATTATAGATTTCAAAACATCTCGTCGAGTTAAAACTGCAGATAAGATATCTAATTACTTTGCGCAGATGGCAGGATATGCTGTGATGTGGGAAGAAAGAACTGGTATGCCGATCACTAATACTGTGATTGTTATGGACGTAGATGATAACGAACCAATCATATTCCGAGAGCATCGAGATAATCATATAGATCTTTTAATTGACACTATAAAAGAATATAAAAGAAGGCAACTTTTTTTTAAATAAAACGAAAAAAAAGCTTTACTTATCTGCAGAAGTATGATATAATATATGTATAAAATGAAAAAAGAGGAGTTCAATATGATTCATGTATTTCAAATCAAAGATCAAATGTCAATCTTTCCAAAGGTCTCTATGACTTATGGTATGGGTGAGGTCGGTATGAATAACACCGATGTTTTAAATCACTTTGCAAGTGGTCTTTATATTCACGTTGCTACCATCGAGACTGAGATTCCTGAGGTTGCTTTTCAAGCAGGTAATACTGGTGAGGGTGCTAGGATTCATAGGATAGATCTTACTAGTATGCATTCTATTTCGGTCGGTGATGTTTTAATGTTAAATGGTGATCTACTTGTCGTTGCTGATGAAGGTTTCGTAAATTTAGGTTATCCGTTAGAGGAGGTTGCATGAGTGTAATTTATTTAGATATGGATGGAGTTCTTGCAGACTTCTTTGGTGGGATTGCAGATCTCTATAATGTGGATCATTGGAAGTCGATAAAAGATAAAGATAAAATATTTATCGATCTTCGTAATACAGACTTCTTTAACACATTAAATCCTTTTCCTACAACTTCTGCATTAGTTGAACGTGTAAGGGATATTTCCTTAGAAAATGATATCCGTTGGGGAATTAACTCATCTCCTTTGCGTGGAGATAAATTCAACTCTTCGTATTGGAAAAGAGTTTGGTTAGAAAGGTTTGGTTATATGCCTTCAGATCTTGATGACTTAGTTTTTACTGAACACAAGCATAAGTTTGCAAAAGATCCTGTTGATCGTCGTCCTAATATCTTGATCGATGACAAACCAGAAAACATAGATAACTTTAATGCTGCTGGTGGTATCGGTATTCGCTATCAAGCAAATCAAGATGATCTTCATGAATATCTTTTTATGAATCTAAGAAAGGCAATATATGACATTAATGCAACTCCTAAATCTTCGAGTTGATTTCGAAGAACAAACTCGAGGGTATAATTTATCGGTCGGAGGATCGTGTATAAATACCCTCGAGTGGTTCGTAGAGAATGGTCATAGATCAAACTCGCTTCGTAATGGATTTTATTATGCAAAACAAATTGCAGAAAAAATCATTACGGAGGAAACCGAATGGCAGAAGAAACAAAAACAATCGATGCTTCAGCAGTCGCAGGAGCAGACTTAAACGGTGATGGACACGTCTCGGCAGAAGAAATGGAGATGCATTTGGAATTCAAAAGGAAAGCATTAGAAGATCAGGATGCACAAAGAGATGCTATTCGTAAGATGGCATGGTTCGCTTTGATCGGTCTTTTAATTTATCCTATTGGAATTGCAGTAACATCATTACTTGGTCTTGAAACTGCAGCAAATCTAATTGCAGATATCGCACCTACATACTTTGCATCTATCGCAGTTTTAGTTTCAGCATTCTTCGGAGCAGATGCACTCACTAAAAAGAAATAAATAATTAATAGAGTTTGTTATGAAAAATTTGATCTTTCAATACTATATCCCATATGAAATGAATGATAGAGATATGGGTGGTGTTGAAATGCCTGAATGGGCGAAAGCAGGTAGTAGATCAGCACAAGCATATGCAAAGCATTGTGGTGCTGAATACCTGCTAGATCACGAACGATATTTTCAAGAACTAGATCCAAGACTTGATTCAATTAAAATTATTTTTGATGAAAAATATGATGACTATGATCATATTCTATCGATAGATCTAGATATGTTGATACACTCCCGAACAAAAGAAAATATTTTTGAACTTGACATCGGTGATGTTGCAATGGTTCATGAACTTGGTGTCCACACTGGAGGTCCAGCAGGATGGATGCGGAGAGTCATGGATGCACCATTGTATCAACGAGGGATATTAGCATATGGGAAACATCGTTTTGGTAAGGACTGGATGTTTCCCAAATCAAAACTATATCCTAAAGAAAGATTCAGATATTTAAATGGTGGACTACAATTATGGTCTCGCGAGGGAAGACAAAAAGCAAGAAAGCATTTTACTTCGGTTGATCATTATGTTCTTCATACCAGATATACAGAGCAGATGTATATCAATCTGCAATTATCACAATCAATATTCAATGTTGTAGAATTAGATACATATTGGAACAGAATGCCATATCAGTGGAGAGGTGATCCAGATGGTAAAATAAACCATTTCCTCGCAAGAACTAAATTTGATATGCCTAAACTTGAAAAAACGGAGATGAGCATATGGGACAATTCCTAGAAATAGCAGCAGAAAAAACTCGTGGAATAAACTGGACATCAACAAATATAGCAAACCATCCTGGAGTTGATAAAGTTGATGTTAGAAATTTACCAACAAAATATAAAGATAATTCATTTGATGGCATTTACTCAGAACATTTGATAGAACATCTTTACAAATATCAAGGAATAAATTTTTTCAAAGAAGCACATAGGATACTCAAACCACATGGAACTATAAGAACTGTTTGGCCACCATATGAGTTTGTAGAAAAACTCGTTGGTGATGATCCATTAACACCTGATGAAGAAAGTTTTTGCGCAGCATATCATAAATTTTATGTTGTTAAGCATAAGTTTGCACCTGCAGGAAATAGTCATAGATCAATACGTGAACAGTGTGCACTCGGATTATTATATCAAAATGGTCAGCATCTATATGTTTGGGGAATAAATGAGATGATCGAGACTCTGAAGTCTCTAGGTTTTAAAAATGTAAAACAGCACAAATATATGGATAGTAGAGTCATGGAGTTTAGAAATATTGATACTCCTGGACATATACGAGCATTACACTCTGGAGTAGTAGAAGCAACAAAATGAATATAGTTATCAAATATAATGGTAGACAAAAACTATTTCATCATTACTGGTTGCCTTTAATTTATAAACATAATGAGTGCACGTTTTATGTCGAGGATAAAAATGATAGTATGATTTATCCATCAGGAATATCGAATCTTAAGATTGTCATAGATATTAGTAGAGAAAAGATAAAAGGAAAAACTTTGCATTGCGACATCGATAAGGTTCCAACTTATAAAACAATGGCGAACTTTGATAACAATGTCTTTTATGAAGTTCCACTAAAGGAATAGAATGGGTAATATAATTTTACAACACTTTGATGGAGAGTTAAGAGAACTTGATAAACTCTCAATTGAAAACATACAAAACTATGCTAAAATAGTCGGTGCTGATTATGAACTTGTGACTGGTAAACCATTTAGAAAACATCTTACATCTCCCTGTCAAAAAGTTTTCATGTTAGATGAAAAATGGGATAAGTATGATGATGTGTTGATGCTTGATATTGACATGTTTGCACCTAAAAATATGACAGATAATATTTTCAAGGAAGATGGTATTGGTTTATATGAAGATGTTCAAAAGAGATTACATTATAAAATAGCAAATTTATATCCTATGGTTGCTAATATTAATACACCATACTGGGGTGGTGCGATTTATAAAATGAATAAAAGAACAAGACAAAAATTAAGAAAAGAACTTGGTGGTAATGAAGGATGGATGCTTCATTACAATGAATTATATCATTTTGAGGATGAAGGTATTATGCATACACTTGCTTTCAAATCAGGTTTTAATACTAAAAAAGCATATATGAATAAACGATGGTGTCAATGTAGTTTCTTGCCTAATCCAGAAAGAGCAGGATTTATACATGTCAGAACTAAAATAACTCCGACTGGTCCAAAGAGAGATAAAATAGAAAATTACAAATCTTTGGTTGAAAGTAATATATTATGAGTTTATGTAAGAGTCATATATAATAATTATAAGGAAAAAAATAAATGAAGAATATAATTTATCAATATTGGAAAGGTGACTTAAAACCAGGAGTTGTTTATAGCACGGAACTAATTAAAAAATATGCAGAAAGTATTGGAGCAGAATATAGGTTTGATCATAATAAAACTATTGCTGGTAAGATATGTTCAGTTCCGATATATTACGAACCAGCGAATCCTCTGGTAGATCCTTATTTTGATGACTATGATAATGTTGCCTTAATTGATATTGATGTTTTCCCTGTAGAAAATTTAAATGAAAATTTATTTGATCAACTCGACGATGAGGACGCAGGGATATGCACTGAACCTGAGCAACCATATTTTAGAAGTGTAATGGATGTAGCAGGTATAACAAATGCTAATGATATGAGATGGCAAAGTATCTTAAATAAAAAATGGAAAATAAAATATTCATTTGATGATAAAAAAAGACCGATGGTATATAACACTGGTGTTGTTGTAATATCTAAAAAAGGTTTGCGAAAAATGAAAACTGAATGGCCATCATTTCAAGAATATATTGATCTGATGAATAAAAATGTTTCGCCAAGATTTTATAAACTATTTCAAGATTATTTTTCTGCTTTTATCCATATGGATGGATTTAAATTTAAAAAAATGCATAATGGTTGGAACTCATACATGCATAAATTAAGATCTCATCCTAATGCTACTA